TGATTAACTCAGAATTAGAAAGATTTAATATATCATCTATTCTACTAAATTGGTATAAGCCCTCTGAGGAACGTTGCTCCGCCAGATACTTGAATGGCCATTTTTCTATTAACTTGTAATACCTGTTCATTGTTTCTATACGGTCGATTATCAAAGTTTGCAGAACCGACATACCACCGGTAATTCTGTTTTTCTCTTTCTCAGATAAACTTCCCCAAATATCATCTGCCGCTTTACCAAGTAGTTTTGCGCCTTTCGATGCTTCTTGCGTGCTAATTTCAAAATCCGTTAAATAATGACGGACTTCTTCAATAGCATCTGCAATTTTGGCGCCGGTGTCTAGCTCGGCGAAGTTGTATAGACCCTCGGCAAAGTTCTCGGAGTTTAGGCTAATTATGATATCGCCGCGATCTATGTCGCCTATATCTCCAAGTGATCTAGATACTCCACCTTTGTCTAGGACTACGCCGGGCAACGGCCTAGTAAGACCTTTGATTACCATGCCGAGCTTGCTGATTACTCTCATGCCAAAGTCCAGACTAATTTTGGGGAAATAGTCTTCCCCAACTAAGAGGCCGGTGGTCATGAGGTCTTTAATAATCTCGGGAGTTGGGAAGAACCCAACAGCAGCCTCGAATTGCTTTATCCAATCTTCTGCGGCGTCACCGAAGCCGGCATAGGTATAAAGCCCCTCGGAGAAGGATTCTTGGTTAAGTATGTTTCCTCTTAGGACTGGCCCTACAGGGAAAAGCGATGTGCCACTAGATACATCTAGTTTACCGCCTATATCACTCAGAGGGCCTATATCTGTGCCACCTTCTAAA